GGTAGGTAACCGAGTAACCGAGTAACCCTGACTTTCTCATATAGGGAAACTTTTATACTCAATATGTGCATATAAATACTCAAATATATATATACAGAATCAAAGGTTACCTAGGTTACCCGGTTACCTTTTGAACGAATTGTTTGTTAATCAAACACAATATCGTCCGTAATTTCAAAATCATCACTACAATTCACGAATCCTTTCGGAATTTCATCTACAATTTTCAAAAACACACATTTGGTGACAATTCCGTCAAGTTTTTTTGCTTTGGTCGGATAACCTCTGCTGTCAGTTTCCACAAGTCCCTTCTTAACAGCCCATGACAAAAATGCTTTTCTTGAGAATCTTCCGATTTTGCATAAATCATCAAACGCTGCGCTATAGATTATTGCAGTTGACGTTTTTTCTACCGGATTATTGTCGATAATTCCCCACCTTTCTGTTTTTATATCCGGGTTATCATCGAATTTAATTCCGTTCATGGCAATCTTATCAAGCACGAACCAGTAAGCGCGTTCGTTTTCAGATACCATTTCTTTCTCTGTCAGAAGATTCTTAGCCGTCTCAATGTCAATGTACTGGCCATCATGGAACAGCTGATCTGTTGCGATTTTATCTGCTGTCAGGATAATGCTCATTGATATACTCTGCTTCTGCATTTTATCATCATCCTGTATAAGGCTCTGAAAATGCTTCTGTATGGCTTTTATATCGTCAATGGACATTTCCTTAACTACATTTACAAAATCGATTCCTGCGTACCCGTAGTTCTTTTTAAGGGTATCTGCGGTAAGCTGCGGGTCGTCAAATATCTTTTCAGAGCACTCAACCTCGATGATTCGGTTAATCGCTCCGCCCTGGCTGACATACCCAGCGAGCGGTCGTTCGCCGTTAGTCAGAATACAATTCTGCCAGCGATTCTCCCGGTTAACACCCAGCTCCTTGTTGGAGCGACTCTTTCCTTTTCCAGAACACAGGTCGTACACAATTCCCTCGAAATTATCTCGGATTTTAGCCGACACCTTTGAAGTATCATCCAGAATTAATGGAAGATTGTTAAGCATATCGGACTTTGCTTCCAGAGCCACATCTGTTGTCTTGAAGTCTCCTATGTATCGTGATTCACCCGGATTCGCCCAGACGGAAGCTCCTAACATAAGCGTCACAGTCTTACCACCCTCAGTTTCTCCCCAGAGGTCTACAAAAAATGGAAGAGCGCCGACCAGTTTAATCAGAATACTGGCGAAGCTTGCAGCCAACATGATTTTTGGCTCTATTCTTCCAGTAGCACGAACCTTTTTTACATGTTCATACCATTCTGTTCTGCTGCCGCCTACACTGATACTTTCATACAGTTGTCGGAACCGCATATCTCCATCGAACACAATATCCTTGTCATATGGAAGAAAATAATCCCTGATCCACCCGATTTTGCTAGAGGAATACTGAATGTTGATATAATCGTCATTTGCATTCTCAACGTCTGACAGATACCGTACAAGAAACTTCGCATTCTCTGAAGTTACTGAAATCCCAAGTGCAGATAATCCAACGATTTTAGTAGATGATGCAACCATAGTTTTCGGTACAATAACCTCGGACCATTTATTATTCCTCTTATAGATTAGCTTTATCTGTTCTTCTCCGGTCTCCAGATTCTTCATTCGCTCTATTGGAAGTATAGGATGATAACAGGCTATAATGTCCGGCGATCCTGGATTTGTGTTTGATATTCTGATTCCATCATCGTCCGCCACCCAGTTAAGGCACTTCATCCGATCATATTCACAATCAGAGAAATTAGTCCACTGGTCCAGCATAGATAACGTCCTATTGTTTTTCTCTTTCTCAATCATCTGCTTCTGTACTTTCGTGTAGGCTTTAAGCAAATCCTCAAATTTTTTCTTTACGCCAAGCTCCTTGGCTCTGTCCAGAAGAGTCAGTGTAAGACGTGCCTTGTATATCTCGTCTTCCTGGTTGAATATCTCGTCAAATACTTCTTCGTCCAGAATAGAATCCTTCGTGAGCTTGTTTATCATTTCCACTTTTAATCACCTTCTTCCAGTCCTGTTATGAATCCATGGTGATATAGCGCAAGTTGTAACCTATTCCATGCTTCGCACCATCCGTCAGACAATGGTTTCACCCTGTCAAGGATAGCCCGGTAGAAATCTATATCAGACAAGCATTCTTGCAGCTCAACCTTTTTCTTCTGTTCTTCCTTCTGTCGCATTTCCATCTGCTTCTGATGGTGATATATTGCCATTCTGGAAGAGAAATCTGGTTTCTGGTAAGTTCCTCCAAGTATGGCAAAAGCTGTCTTAAAATCGCAATTATCCATGTTCTGAACGAATGTAAATATGTCACCTGTTGCACCACAGCCAAAGCAATAATAACTGTCTTTGTAGATTTTCATGGATGCAGTACGATCTTTCGGATGAAACGGGCACTGAACAAACCCTGCTCTGTTCGGAACCATGCTATATCTGCTCAGGACGTCCCTCATGCTATTCTGCTGTTTAATTGTCTCTTTATCCATTTGTCAGAATCTCCAAAATTCTTTTGCCAGTGTCTTTCTTGTCGCAAAACAGAAATTCAACACCATACTTGCGTTGCATCGTGCAGAGAATCTTATACAAGACATCTCCATGCATGACTTTCTGCTCCTGATCTACCCAGATGCCATTCTTTTTAACCCTTTTCTTCGCCCGGGGGTTCTCCCACCAGAGGACATCATCCAGTTTCTCAATCCCTTTTCCGTGCTCACACAGGAACACAAGTTTTATTCCTGCTTCGTTTGCCCGGATAATCTCAGCACGGAATCTTTCATGTTGTTGGCATACATTACCGCATAATTCAGAAAGATTTTGTTTCCGGTCAACAACCAGTCGAGGGTTGTCATAATTCATGTAATCTCCGATGTAAAGCTTTGACACGAACCATTTTTCTCCTGCTGCATCAAATGCTTTCTTAATGCCATCAATAATTTTTTGATGTTCCCTACTGTCAATTTGTATCATGCAAACGGCAACTCCTCGTCAATTCCATTTGGAATACTCATAAATCCGTATGGGTCTGCTTCTGGATGTGGTGTCTCTGGCTTCTGCTGACTCTGGCTAGAACCTTTGCTTTCACCAAACTCAATCTCCTCCACAACAATATCTGTTGTGTATACCTTCTGTCCGTCACGATTGGTGTAGCTGCCGGTCTGGATTCTCCCGGATAAATCCGCTTTCATTCCTTTAGAAAAATATTTCTCGATAAATTCTGCCGACTTTCCGAAAGCGATACAATTCAAAAAATCTGCTTTCTGATCAGAACCCTCTTTCACAAATCTTCTGTTTACCGCAATAGAAAACCTTGCAATAGATGCTCCATCATTGGTGTACTTGATTTCTGGATCACGTGTAAATCTTCCTGTAAGAATTACTTTATTCATACCGCTACTCCTTTCTGCTTATCATAATCAATCAACATCTTTAGACATTTCTGTCCTTTCTCCTTAGTAAGTGACTTAATGTCATTTACTTTAAACCGAGTCTTGATCTGTTCCAAAAGTTTAACTTCCGGGTACTTATCAATGATATTTTTAATTGACATAGTAGTCTCGGAACTAATCATCTCGGTTTCTTTTGCCGGCTCCGCTTTTCTGCCGGACGTTTTTTCTTTATCTCCTGTATTAGTAGAATCACTGTCTTTGTTATCATCAATGCAGAACAGTCCGTTCAAAGCGTATTTTCTGGCATAAGATGAAGCTGCACCTGTCACCTGTGAAGAATCCATGCCTTTCTTAGACTCTTCTTCCCTTGCATAAGCAACAGTTGTAATCTCGCCGGTATCTTCACAGTCGTTCAGATGAGCTTCTGCTCTGACATATATTCTGTCACCAACAACTTCCATCCGATCTGTGACACTTAACACGGTCTTTGTTTCTGCCAGAAGTGGCTTTACAGCTTCCAGAATATCTTCACAACTTCTGTATTTGTATTTCCCAAAGGAATTGTACTGTCCTTTAGGGGCTTTCAGCTTTGACTGAATAATCCCTAACTTCTCATATATATTCACTTCTATTCCTCCTTGTCATAAACCACATGTTTACTGCCCTCAATAATCAGCAAGCTTGCAATGTCTTTCATTGATAAGGTTGATTCGTTATAGATTTCGACCAGCGCGTTGTATGCGTCTGATGAAACCTTTACAACCTGATTATCTTTCCCAGTTACCAGTTGCTTCTTTCTTGCCGGAATACGGATTTCAAATTCACTCACCGATATTTTCCTCCTTATATGATTTCTGAGCCGTTAAAAGCCCATTTAGAGCCTGTACGTAGCTCGCCAATGTTCTTGCCTTGTATGATTCTTCAATGGGGTTATCTGGGACTGTGGCAAGCTGTATGTCGATCAATCTCAGAACTTCATTAATTCTCTCATCCATGTTCACACCGCCTTGAAAAAACAATACAGGTTGTCTGAAGCATCTCCGAACTTCTCTCCATCAATATCTTCGGCTTTGTGGTATTCCACATGATCCAGAGACATATCACAGTTTTCATAATCCAGAATGTAATCACCTCTGGATTGAAGCTCTCTGAGCAGTTCATTGATACATCCTGCTATCTCCAGACTGGGAAGAAGTTTCATAATTGCTATCTGTTTACTCATTTGGACACTTCCCATCTATCAGAAGTTCCAGTAAGAATGCTTTGATTACTTTGAGGCTTTCGCGACTTTCTTTCTCATAAAATGGGTTAAAAGATACGTTTTGGTACAAATCCCACTTAAACACGTCTTTTGGAAGGCAAACATCTTCTTTTCTTTTAAGCCCACATACTCTCATGCCATAAATCGAATAACTGAATTCGACATTTGCTGCCGGAACTTCGTTCACAACTCTTTTACAGAGTTCGTAAATTTCATCAATCTCTTTCTCAAACATCTTCTTATCCTCCTTATTTCTTACCAGTCTGCTTCCATCTGGCGTACTGCCCATGCTGCCGAGATACCGAAAAAGATGTTCAGCCAGATAGGTATATCTACATATTTCCCGGCGAGCATGCATGCGGCGATCAGCATATACTCTTTCATTTTATTTCATTTCTCCTGCAATCCACGCAAGGTTGCTCGCTACCAGTGCGGCGGCTGTTACAATCCATGCAGTGAACCATCTTTTTGACTTTTTCTTGCTTTCTTCGACAATTTCAGTCGCAAGTGCTACTTCGATGTCAGCCCATGTTGGCTGATTTTCGTTTCTAATTTCACTCATATCGTGCTAATTTCTCCTTATTTTTTCTTATTTGTCTTTACAATTAGCAGATAGAGAACTATAATGTATCTATCCACTAAGGTACTTTAGTGGGTGCAAAGCTCCGGGGTGGAGGTTCCAGCTCCCTCCGGGGCACTCACTTATTGAGAGCCTCTTTGCCTTTCCAGACATGACCAGTTACTTCATAAACCTTTCTGGGACTTATGATATATGTGATTCGGCCACCGGAAAGGTTTTTTGCTGGCTTGTTATTCTGCACAGCCACACCGATTGGCAACCACCCGTACACAATCCCTGCCCGGATTGCTGTAATAGGAAGCCCGATCAATTGACTTGCATCGGCTACGGTCATACTCTCTGAAGAGAACTCCGGCATCTGCGGAATGCCTGATATGATTCTCGCAACCTCTGCGGCGAACTGATGAATTTCCACATTTTTTTTGATGTAAGTATCAACTTCGCTCATTTCATGCTCCTTTCATATTTGTTTTTATGAATTTTTTTACCTTTGATTTCTTCTTTCTCTTTTGAGTTTTGAATGGAGATTTCTTTCCGGTAAAATGTGTAAAATTATTTGCTCCCATTATTTATCACCTATTGTATTTCCTTTCCCCTCTACCTATAATGCATTTACAGGCACCGACATGCCGAGTATAACGAAAGGGGAATTATATGGTTGAAACAATTACACGACTGTATCATTGCCACAAGATTCACAAACACGTGACTGTTTATGAAGAGTATGAGGTTTCTGATAGCGGTCGCCACCTACTGCGGTGCTCATGTCCATATCATCAATACACGGAAATGAAGCCGCACTGTGATGGGTATAATGATCATGGTTTTCAATGTGGTTATGCAAAAAATCAATAACCAGGCTCACTAACTCATCCGGTCGCTCGCTGGGCGATAGGTAACAGTAAAGCCGTAGGTCACATTTGCAACAGTCTCCACCAGATTCTTTGCAGTGCTGGCTGACGGCTTTATTAAATTGTAATGCGTCCATTTATGCTCCTTTCTACTCAATACACATTTGAGCATTGCAGTCCCTGATGCACATTACTGTATTAGTGCATGGATGCCAATTTCTGACATATTCCATAGATTCTTTAAATCTCAGCTTAGGGATGTTATTACGGGCATTTACTGCGAAGTAAGTCTTTATGTCCCTGTTGCATTCAGCAAATACTTTCTTGCCAATTTCCTTGTAAGCATTTGACTCTTTCCCACCAAGGTGAGCAATTACGACACTTGACACTAAGTCTCTAATAGATTCCTGCTGTGCGTAGTCAATAGTCATGGTATTTTCAAGTCTGTTAAGCCGCTCTTCGTGATCTAAGAATCCTGTCGCAATAACCTGTATCTGTTCAACTGTCGTCAGTGGCTTCTGGTATGAGCCTGTCTTTCTGATTGTTGGAAGAACTTCATCCATAACCCATGATTCAAATTTCTCTGCCGATGGAAGTTTCGATTTCATAATCAATCGGTACAAATCTCCTTCATTTATGTATGACATTGACTGAATGCCACTAGATGTAGGGGTGTCACGTTTCGTTACTCCCTTACAATGGTCAAGAATGGCTTTCCTCGGATTACTGTATCCAAGTGCTTTCGCAACATCTGTTCCAACAAAATACGGTTTCCCGTCAATTTCTACTGTTCGAATTTCTCCGAACTCATCTGAATTAAAAATCTGTAATTCGTTCATAAGTCTCCTTTCTTGTGATATACTCCCTATAGATGGGAGGTGATTAAATGATAACTGGGAAACAATATCGGCTAATGAAGTCCGTTCTTAAAAATAACGGAACCACTGCACAAGATACCGAGAATCACGAAATGTATAGATACTTAGCATCTAAAGGATTCTTACGTAAGCAACCTGTGCGTGGATATGAAGGCTATGTGGTCACTCAAGACGGTGAAGTTGAAATGAAAATATATAGAGAAGATACTTACCGTTTTAAAGTGACTACTGCGATCTCATTCATTGCTCTTATCACAAGTATCGTTTCCACAATTTTGAAATTCTGTATCAAGTAGATCGTCTGCAAGATGTCCAAGTGGTATTCTTTTGCCGGGTTCCAGATAGATAGGATTTGGAAGCTCTAATCCATTCGTTTTCCCGGTAAGAATCGCCACTTTTAACTGATTTACCTGTTTCTGTAAATCTCTTACATAATCAAATAGATACTGAATATCTGTTTTGCTCAACCGTTTTCACCTCCATGTTAAGAACTTTCTTTCTGTGCCTTATCAGAATCATCTGGCTTATTCTCAGAAAAACTTTCCGTCTTACCGAGAATATATCCTTTGTCAAACTCTGACATATTAGGAATCGCGTCTTTCAGCTTTTCAATGATTCTTTTTTCTTTTTCAGACATATACTCACCTCTTTTCTTGTGATATACTCCCAGTAGATGGGAGGTGATTAAAATAAATCAAATTATTTCAATTTTAAAATCGGCTAAAGGAATCATTACGTTTGAAAATGTTTCTTTTATCCTTGGGTTAATAGGGTCTGCTGGAACTGCTTGGCAATTATTTCAATCACGGCGTAATCTTCATTTAAGCTTGCCTTATTTTGGATATAGCCCAGAAAAACAACTGGCTTTGGCTTATATCCAGTTCGACAATCTCTCAAATTCCGTAATATCAATCACAGATGTCTCCATTGTTATTAACGGAATTACATATCCATGCAATAAGTTGCCAACTATCGTTGCTTCTTCAGACCGGAAAATCGGTGGAAAAACCGTTTCTTCCGACAGCTTGTACAACATGTCTCTTCCGGTTTGTTTGTCTGGATATGGTGGAAGCAGCGGCTACTTTGTGTTTCAGATTCCATTAGAATCTGTTCCACCTGACTCCACACGCCGGACATTTTTAATTTCGACCAGTCGTGGCTCGTCATTTCGAGTTGAACTGAAACCTGACCGAGAATATTTTCACTGACGGTGCAGTCTAACATTTTTCTTCACCTCCTTTGTTCTTTATCCCTCAATGCGATTGCGTAACCCAAAGTCATCCGTAAATCATCCTCATTGAGGGATAACAGAGAGGAGATACCATCTTGCAGGAAATCATATTCAGATTCTTCCATGTTTTTTGATTTGCTTTTCTCCTCTGCTACGCCGAGCATGTATCCGAGGTCAAAATCATCAACATATTTAAGTAGCGGAATCAATTTGAGTATGACTTTCTGTTTTTCGCTGATAGTAAGTGACTTTCTAGGTATTGGTTTTACAGATTCTACATTTTTTCGTTCATCTGCTCTTTTCTTTAATTCAGATATGGCAATATCAAAAGGAACATTAAAATATTCTCTTCCTTGCGCCTCTGGAACCCTATCTTCATCAAATAACATGTGCATTTCACGTTCTAATTTAAAAGCGTCTTCTATCTCGTCTGTTGAAAAGATTTGATTTACTTTGTATGGAATCTGTGTTGACCTCTGTTCAACATTTCCAGAGACACCGATTTTTACAAAATCGCCACAATCCATGACATATACTTTACGTTTCAACTATACGCTCCCTTCTTTTATAATTCAATTTAATTGAAGTTATTTGGCACAAAAATAAAGTCCATAGGAATTCCAGAAAGCTCACTCATTTTTCTGAGCTGTGATAATGTCGGCTCTGTTTTTCCTTTTTCCCAATTAACTACAGTTGCATTGGAAATACCGAATATTTCAGCCCATTCTTTCTGATTGCATCCTGCGTTCACTCGAACAGCTTCTAATGAAATTTTTGGCATTTGCTCATCTCCTTTCTTAACTTCTGAACTTATTATAATTCAACCGTATTGAATTGTCAACACCAAAATTCAAAATAATTGAATTAACTATTGAATTTTTTATAAATATGATGTACAATACAAAATGTAAGGAGGAAAAGAATCATGACGACCATGACAACTGAGGAACAGAAAAAGATCTTCTCGAATAATCTTAATAAGTACATTTCAAGAAGTGGGAGGCAGCAAAAAGAAATTGCTGAAGCCATTGGAACAAACGCATCTACATTTAATATGTGGTGCAAAGGTAATTCGATGCCGGGAACCGGAAAGATTAGAGCCTTAGCCGATTATTTCCGAATAAGAATGTCAGATTTGACAGATTTAAAAGAGAATCAAGACCCTGATATTGAATTTGGAGATGTAGTTACAAAAATCGAGCAGTCAGACCCTCGTTTCAAAAGAATCATTCTTGAATACGATAACCTGCCGCCCGATAAAAAAGATTTGTTATGTGATTTTTTTGAGAAGTTTATTTTCTAAAGCACAAGGGTAGGAATTATTTTCCTGCCCTTTCTTCTTTATAAGCCCTTTTTACGCACCCGTAAATAAATTTTATCATTGATTCACTATGTATTTTCTGTATCATTTCAATAATCTCTTTCTTATAATCCATAATAGCCCTCCCTGTCGCAACTACCGCCTACATTACAGTATATGTCCGGTTTGTGGAAAATATAACCGAACATTAGTTCGCTTTTGCTATTATACCACCTATTCCAACTCTTGGCAACTGCCAATGATACACATGAACTCTCACTATTTTACAGAAAAAAAACATTTCTTTTTCATCTAAATCACTCTATTTCATTCTAAATCTTTACAATATGCTCTTAAAATGATAAAATAAAAATACCACGAATAACCTTACTTTACATAATATTGCAAAATCAGCGGTACAAAATACATAATCCGCATAAAAAGTGCGAAACGTGGTGAAAACATATCGGGAGGGTGTTTATCATGAATGAAAAGAAAAAATATTGTAAGCACTGCGGAGAACTTATCGACGACGACTGCGTAGTGTGTCCTAAGTGCGGAAAGCAAGTAGAGCAGTTGACTTCTAACAACAGAGACATCGTCATTAACAATTCTGCGTCTTCCTCTGCGTCCTCAGCGGCAAGTTCAGGTACGCCATATATAAGACGGAAAATGCCATGGTATTTAAGTTGGTTTTGGATTTTCATTTTAGGAATCTTCACTGGTGGAATTTATTGGATTGTAGGAATTGTAATGAGAGTCAATTGGAAATCGCATAATTAATAAAAACCACCCCGGCATTGGCGTACCGAGGTGGCGTTTGTACATCTCCGAAGAAATGTAATATTCTGGCAAAACATATTGTATCATCTTCGGAGCAGTCGGGCAAGTCAGAAAGTTTGTTCGGCTGTTATTTTTATACCTAAATACAGCTACAGAAAGAGGGAATAAAAATGGCGAAGAAAAGAAAGAAATATCCAAAACTGCCGAATAACTTTGGCTCTATCCGGTATCTTGGCAAGAATCGGAGGAATTGCTTTGCTGTCCATCCGCCAGCTACACTGGACGCGACAGGGAAAGCAGTCCGACCGCCTGCAATCTGCTATGTAGACGACTGGATTAAAGGATTTACTGTACTGACCGCATACAAGGCAGGAACATATCAGCCAGGGATGGAACGAGACCTTGAGATATCACCTACAACGGACGTAGATACTCTTATCGCTCGTTTGATTGCTGACTACAATACAATCAAGGGTGTCGAGGATAAACACCCGGAAATTAAGAAATTGACGTTTTCAGAGGTATATGAGCAGTTTTATGCGTGGAAGTTTCCAGAGGGTTCAAAACTTTCTTATAGCTCAAAGATAGCTTACCAGACCGCTTACTCAAATTGCACAGCTTTGTATAACCGTATCTTCGAGGATTTAAAAGCGCCTGATCTGCAAAAGGTAATTGATGACTGCCCGTTAAAGCGTCAGAGTCTCATGGCAATTCTTACACTGTTCAAGCAGATGTACAAATATGCAGTCTACTCAGAAATTGTAACGGAAAATAAGGCACTATACGTCCATGTCAATGCTGATAATGACACCGAACATGGAACGCCATTTTCTGATCAGGAACTACAAACTTTATGGGATAATGCTGACGATCCAGAAGTACAGCTCATTCTTATTATGTGTTACTCTGGTTGGCGAATCGGTGAAGTGCTGAAACTTACGACTAATTTAGAAGAAAAATACTTTCAAGGCGGAATTAAAACAAAAGCCGGTAAAAACAGAATTGTTCCGATACACTCCGCTATATACCCTTTTGTTGAACAGAAAGTACTGACACAAGATGGAAAACTATGCGTATATACTCAGCAACACCACAGAAAAGCACTGTTCTATCCTACACTGGAACGATTAGGAATAGTCGGTAATCCGAAACACACGCCACACGATTGCAGGCACACCTTTTCTGCGCTGTGCGAAAAATACGGCGTCCGGGAGAATGACCGAAAACGAATGCTTGGCCACTCTTTTGGTGGAGATGTTACAAACGCGGTATATGGACACAGGACACTAGAAGAACTCCGAACAGAGATTGAAAAGATAAAAGTCCCATTTGTGACTAACTGTGACTAACGGAATCTTATTTTATCAATTTTATTCATCACAATTCATAACATAAAAACGCGTGAAACCCTTGTAAAATCAACATTCTCAGCGATTTTGCAAGGATTTCCCACATTTCATTTTCATTATTCTAATTTTATTGATTGTGACTAACAAATAGAATTTAGAAAATTGCGCAAATGCCCGTAAATACAGTGTTTTTGGCACTATTATATTAGGAAACAATATTTTTATTTGTGACTAACGTGTGACTAACGATAACAGTCTAAAATTCCCGAAATGATACAAAATATGTTTATAAATAAAGTTCCCGGGGAATTAACCCCGGGATGTTTTTATATGGCAATCAAATCTTTCCATGTGGCGGGTCCACAGACTCCGTCCACTTCCAGAACATCTTTCCTAGATTCCTGATAAGCTTTCAGAGCGTAAATTGTGTTTGTGTCTGCTGTCCATGTAAGTTTCAGGGCTTTGCCGTTTTTGCCTTTAAAGCCTCTGGCTCTTAAAATTTCCTGTAAGAGGAGCACAGATGTGTTTTTATCTCCTGCTTTTACTGTTTCTGGATTAAACATATATTTCTCTCCTGTTTGTGCGGTATTAGGCAATGCATTTTCAGATTTTGCGGGTACAGATGCATCAGATGTAATACTATAATCTGGTGTACAGAACTTAGTTCCGGGCATCTGGCTGTTAAGATAACTCTTTGCACAGACACCGCCGCCATTTGCAATAATTCCAGATGCACCAGAAGTATTTCCCTCGATGGTATAGAACCTGTCTCCGATTACGGCCGTTACGATGCCGGTATGAGTGAAAGTTCCATTATGATAAAAAATTACAATATCACCGATCTTTGGATTAGCGTTCCTTGTAAACAGATTACCAAGTGTTGGGCAGTAAACATAGGGCCAGTGTTTCAACAGTTTTTTTGCTTTTTCCTGTCCGAATGCTTCCATAAAGCACCAACTCACGAATGCTGCGCACCAAGGCTGTCCTTGATATGATGGCTTAATGTCTCGCCAGTACTTCGTATAGTTGCTCGAACCGGCGTTTGCAGTCTTACTGTCGAGCTGACTATTGCTCTTCTTTTCAAGGTATCCAATCTCATTTTTTGCAATGAGAATCACTTTTTCAATAGCTTTATCCATTGCAGAAACCTCCTCTTTGTAATCCTTATAGAATACATCCATGTCAACGTTACCACTAATGCCGGATACTTTTCCTCTACTGGAATACTGCCAGCCTACACCAACAGATGGACGCAATCTTTCCTGTACAGAGCCATTATCACTAGCCGGATAACGAGCAATCCAGCAATCGTACTTTTTCAGGGTGTCTGACAGAACGTTATTGTACCAATCAAGATTGCAGTAGATACCGACCTTATAACCGGCTTTTTTGATTCTGGTCAGAAATGCTACTGCAATGTTCTCAATCGCCTGTTTTCCAAGGTTTCTCTGCTGACTCCATTCAAGGTCGTAGAAGATTGGAAAGTCCATTCCGCGTCCGCCAAGAACAGAAATTACGCTCTCAGCTTCATCAATTGCCTGTGCCGGTGTCAGAGCGTAACTGTATTTATATCCGCCGACAAGGATTCCATTTGACTTGCATCCTTTGTAGTTATGTTCAAAAGAGGAATCAGTTCCAGATTTTTGATGGATTCTCAATATTGCAAACTTAATTTCAGAATTCGATACTTTCGCCCAGTCTGGCTTACTCTGATAAGATGATACGTCAATTCCTTTAATTTCCATATTTTCTCCCTTGCACGTATTTTATTTCACTATTCCTGGTTTTGATTCTGTTACTGTCCCGTCCTCATTCAGTACATAGCCATCCTTTTGAAGCCTTTCAATTACCTTCTTATTCCACAACTCGGGAACATCTGTCCATTTTTTCAATTCATTAATAACTCTTTCTTCGTAAAATTTAACCATTATTCTCACCTCTGATTGTTGCAACTAAAGTAGCCAGTTCATCAAGTGCCGAATCATGCGTTGATACAAGTTCAGCTAGACCGTCAATACCATCACCATTAATCAGAATTTTACGATTAGATTCCGCATTAAGCATCCGCATCACCGAGTCAAGCTTTTCAGACATCTCATTCAGCCTGTTTGAAACTCGATTGATGGCTTTGTAGATATTTGCAATTTCTTTTTTATCCACAATTATCATCTCCTTTGATTAAAAATAGTACCGCAAATCCTTTTAACCGCCTTACGGCGGTAGATGGGTTTTGCTAGGATTTTAGATACATAAGCAGGGGGCAACACCAAGAGCGTAGCTGACGTCGCTGTAGTACGATTCCCCGTCCATGTCCACATGACAGAATTTGTTTCCGCTGCTGGAGTAAGGCGAACGTTCCCAATAGCGGCCAGACACGAAATTACTGCTAAAGTACGGTTTCTTATATCTATTAGCAGTTGCGTTCTTAAAGTACTGATACTGTTCTCCCTCGCCTGCGAAAGAATACTTTATACTGCCAAAAACCTCAATTTCAGAAGGTAAAAATGCATAGTCATTTGAGACTTTAATCGTACTGCTACGGCTTCCTACAGATGCCAACTTCTTGACCTGCTTCATCATATTCTGAATATAAGTAGGCAAACATTTCTTGTACACATTATTGCACCACGTACGTCTTGCACAGCCTTCCCAACCACCACTATTTGTACTTGAACCGTTTATATAACCACATTCATGTGATACATTATAGGAGGTGTTATATTCTGTCGTAGTGTCTAAATACAACATACGTTCTGTCTGAATTGTAATAGCGGCTTTAGTCTTGCCATTGATAGCAGTCACTAAGTCATCATGTTCGATTCCGATAATTACATAGGCATAATCATTCGCTCTGTGTGACTCACTTACGCCAGTTGCATCCATGGCATTGTGATGGATGGTTCTCTTGTCGCCGACCGCCCAATAGTCGCTAATGTTGATTTTGCCTGCGTAGTGCGCTTCAATCATCTTTTCAATCTCTGCGTCTGTTCCGTCGGCAAATGCGACAATCTTCAAATCCTCTTTTGGTTCGCCGAGAAGTCTGTTTCCTGCATCGTAGTTGTATACACCATCTGTAGAATATGGAAACAGTGTAAAGTAATATTGTTTGCCGTTTGTCAGCCCTGTGACTGTATAGCCTGTGGTTTTGTATTTATCTCGAATTGCATTATCAACCACAAGCGTTCCGTCATCTGGATTTGCAGGATAGCCCGTTTCTTTCATTACAAGTTTTGTGCCAGCCCATGTAGAGAATGTTGAACCACTAATTACCGTGTTTTCAGGGTCTTGCCATTTAATTGTGACAGATGCATTTAAGTTCTCAATCGTTGGGTTGTTTACGGGCTTGGGAGTAACGGTTGTGCCACCGCCTTTTGCGTGGAGTGTTCCGTCTTCATCTATGAATGTTGTCTTGCCGTCAGGCTTAACCTTACCGAGAATTTCAATTGTAGCAATTGGGACAGTCGCATCACTCCCCTTGTCCCCTTTTGGCCCTTTGATGTTTACTGTTTCGGGATTGGCGATTCCATCTGTGTTGCTCCAGCTTATGTTTCCATCAGTGTCTACACTTGGAATGAATGTAGTGCCCTTTTCTCCTTGCGGTCCAGTATCTCCTTTTGCACCCGTATCGCCTTGCGGCCCGGTAATATTTACTGTCTGGGGGTTTTCAAGTCCTCCGTCATTACTCCAGCTTATGTTTCCTTCGCTGTCTACAACAGGAGTGAATGTGATTCCTCGCGCACCAGTATCTCCTTGCTCACCCTTTGGACCTTGCGGACCAACTGGCCCCTGCGGCCCCTGAATCTTGCCAGCATTGTTCCAATTCGCGCCGTCGAAAACCCACATTTCTCCGTCTATTAAATATGCATCGTTCTTCTCTGCACTCAGGGGGAGGTCTGCCTCAGATTCTTTTGTGCCAAGGACATTAAGAGACGTTCCGTCGTTTCCTTGTTCGCCCTTTTCTCCTCGCGGGCCTTGCGGACCAACTGGTCCCTGCGGACCAACGTCTCCTTTTTCACCTTTTAGGCCTTGCACTCCTTGAGGCCCCATAATATTCCCAACATTTTCACTATCACCATCTGAAAATGTTATTGTCAAATTTCCATCTGTGTCAATACTGACTGCTGTGATAGAGATGCCCCTTAGTGATTCTTTCTGCTCAGGTGTCAGTGATTCAAATGTCACGGTACCATCTGCGCCTTTATCTCCTTTTTCGCCTTTGGGACCCTGTGGACCAACGAATTCTCCGGCATTAACCATCTCTGAAATGTCCTCAATGGAACACAACCGCCTTACATCATTAGCCGCAAATGCAATGTATAAGGCTTTACCAGATGGAACGGACGGGTCATTGCCAAGAATCGCAACGGGCTCTCCGGGACGAATTTTCGACGTATCAAAATCGGAGTACATACCGCGCCGGAATTGTATTGTGTATGTATTGGCCATATTAGACTTACCTCCTTATAAAAGGAAATTATTCCTTATGTAATTCTTTACAGAATCAAGATTTTTCTGCACGCTGTCATCCATCACGAGAAAATTGCCTTTATTGTTCTGACTGATGATACTTCCTGTGCTTTCGTCTACTTCTGAATAGGTGTAAGCAATGCGACTTCCTTCTCCAGTGCTGAGATTCATAAAACTTGTAAGAATTTTTTTCATGATATTTCCTCCATTTCGTCAATAATTTTTTTCCTGTTATTAAGAAGCTCTTTTTCGTAATCGGGTTCTGATATTTCAAGGCTTTTACTGTAGTCTGGCTCTGGCATGTCTGTGTCTATTGCCCTATCGTAAGCTGTTTCACTTGCATCAGCAAAACGCATGTGTTCATAGTCAGCTTGACGCGCTTTGACTTCAAATGCAAATTTAAGCCCCGGAGTACCTTTTACAGTGAAATATGTCTGTTCTTTTTGGTCTACCCAACAATCTCCATCTCCTTCCTTTTGCAAGAACACATAATATTCAATCCTTACATTAGTAGATTCTTGGAATATGTCATCTATGTCTATCAGACATGTGCCGTCTTCTGATATGGATGCTTCTCCGATGTCTCCAAACATGGGGGATGCCATTTCGTAGCAATAAAACGCCTGTGTACCATAGTTTTTTGTTGGAAAAATCCTCTTCTTTGTCCCTCGGACACTTAAATCCGCAAGGTCTGTCCCCGTACCTGCACTGTAGAAATGACCACTGGCTTCTACATGTGTACCTGCTGTAACTTCTTTTGATGCCGAAACGCTGCTCGCCGAAACGCTGCTCGCCGAAACGCTTTTATTAAACGAGGCTGAACTTGCATGTACGGTTCCTGTATAAAGATTGATTCCTCTAATACGCGTTCCATACAATGTCCCGTACCCCGGTACATATATTCCTGTATTCGTCTCTGAATAGATCTCTCCAGTTGAAGCATCTAGTATTACTTCTCCATACGTGCCACTTGCTGAAAGCTTTTTAATTCCAACTTTCCATCCTGCTAATTCGCCTGTGTTAATATAATCGGCATTCATGTACACATTGCCATTTGATAGATACAGGCCTTTATTGCTGCTGTTATCGCTTAGCACATTAATAATCTCTTGCTTGGACATTTTTCCTATGTCGAGATCACTGAGCGCTTTATCTGTATAGCTGTTTGCACTTGATAGCGCTGTCGAAGCTTTGTCTTCCGCAACACTATATATTGTATCACCATTTGTTAATACAAATGTATCAGGTCTGAGCGTAACATTTCCGTAGTTATCAATCGCAAATGTTGATGTTCCAGAACTGTTTGTAACATTAATGTTTTTCAAGCTAATTAAATCAGCTGAAATCTGGCCGGACTTAATATAGGAAGCATTTATATACAGATGTCCGTTCTGCATATAAATTCCCTCTTGCTTACCGTTATCCGTTAAAGCGTTAAAAACTCTTTCAAAATTGACAATTTTTTCAGCGTCCAGTTCCCGCCAAGCGCCATCAGTCCCAGAAAACATATATACCTGGCTTGTAGAGAAGTTCATGAATATCGAGCCGTCATGCTTTTCATATTCTTCACTTTTCCACTCAGATGCCGGATAATTCTGCAATGTTGGTGTATACGTGCCATAATAGTTCGGGATAGTCACATTACGAACTGACCCATCCACAACGTCCTTGGCAATCTGTTCAATAGTTCTACTTTTCAGTGTAAAGTTTTCAACTTCTAATGTGACAGCACCTGTGTCGGCATCTATTCTTAATGTCGTATTCCCGTTATTATCTTTCGCTGTGAAGCCTCTTGTATTAATCCATTCTGATTGAATACCGATGGCATAGAGAATATTCAGAACGGCATCTCCATTACTATCAAAGCCGGCTTTCCATGTCTGACCCCCATCTACTGACAAAAAGAATCCATCGACACCTGTCTTATAAATTACTTTAGAATCAGCAAGTGTAGGTTTATCATGCCGGTACGTAATTACGGAATCATCTTCTTGTATTTCCTCTGTATAGAAGAAACCTAGCGTGTTTGCTGCAAGCTCGTTCATTTGTTTGAGCTTTACGTCATAGGCAGATAGTTTCTTTTCTATATCTTTTTTTGACTGCTCTACCGCTGTTTGCTGATCACCAATAAACTCGCTTACATCTTCTTCAGCACTCTTTGCGCTACAACTCCATGATGTTGAACCGCCGAACACGAACTCTATATCTGTCACAAACGATCTAAAGACACGATTCTTTGTATCAATAAATTCAACTGGATCGCCAAAAGTGGCGTATCCGTTGGCAATTCCGTCGCATGAGAAAGGACGCATTCGCAAACCGATTAATTGATTTCCAATAGCTTCGACTCCTGCCTGTGTATTGCCCGACAATAGCTGATTGTCAATAGTAATCACATAGCCGTCCTGACCTGACATATATTCGGTCTCATCTTCTACATATTTGACACCTGTTACAATAACATCGTCTACGTCATATTGTAGATTCTGAATTGAAAATAACGCGTGATAATCGTTATTGCTTAACGTACCACCATCAATCACGGTCCCTGCCGTCCACGGATTAAGTGTGCCACCATCCAGATCATCACCATTTGTCCAGTTCTTTACTGCTCCACCATCGTAAATAGTCGTATTGGTAAATGCCTTATCAAACGTAATAATCCTGAGTAAGTCATTTTCATCAATTCTTGCATTTCCGCCGGCTATCCCGGCACACATTCCGATTACTGTACGGTATGTCGCATTAGATGGCGCTTTCCGAATCTGAAAGTCCGCATTTGGAAACATTGCATCTCCAAGAGTGATTCCACATTGCTGGCAGCATTCTGAGAGCAGTTCCTTGACTGTACAAGGAAAAGACAGGTTAGAATCATATGTCTTATCAGCATTGTGCATTTTATCTAAGAGAGAAAGACTTATTTCGCTCGCCGTTGCAGGCTTTTTCGACACAATGTAAGTACCTCTCTTTATAGCTTCTATCCTGTCGGATAACTGCACATTGAGAAAGATAACAAACCTTGCGGCGTTAAAATTATATCCGTCAAAGCGCCCGTCATCATTTACCAATGATAAACTTGCCGTTTTTTCTATTGCTACACCCACCGGGAAGTCCCCAGAGTCTGCTGAATCTACGAGACTATTTCCAGACAGATAAAAGTCTTTTTTGCCTAGCTTAAGAGTTGTACCATTTGACAATGTAACATTTGCTGTCACGTAATAATTTCTGTTTGTAAGAGATTCTTTCTTCAACTGAGTAGATACATTTATCAAATCGGCTCAATCCTCCTTACATTAATAGACAAATCCGTCCACTTTTCTTCCCCGTCTTTCAAAGTTTGCGCAGCCATATTAAAATTTGATGCGTAGAATGTTCTGTCTATCCATCTTCCCGGAACAGTTGGGTCTTTGTGGTGGAATGTAAATTGGCTCTTGTTAAGTACAGTATTTAGTATGGTTGCTATTTCAGCCCATGTAAGCTCGCCCCATTGCATGTCATACCCACCAATTGTTCCCATTGGTGTATTGTGCATAATCAAATCCTGACTTCTTTTAGAATCTTCCGTAGAAGTGGTTGCGAACACCGGTTTGTAACTGTCCGGTGCTCTTATAACAACGTTGTCTATTCTGAATTGTTCCTGCGCCATATTCTTCTCCTTATGCTAACTCAAATGGGTTCTTCCCGTTCCGGTTTCTTCTCATTTCAGCTTCACTAATAATAATATCTAACAGTTTTCTGCCAGATGCATTAACTGTAACATTGTAGGTATTTCCGTCTCCCTGTCCTTTTCCTGATTCTTCCCGGACGATCTGACGCAACAGGCTTTCCGGTGCTTCCAGGTTATTTCCTTTTTTTTGATCGCCTAATACCGCAAGGAATTCTGACCTTGGTGGAATAACTGCGCCACTGGCCAGATATGGGATAGTTCCGATACGTGGAAATGTCGCATGAAATCCAATAGTCTTTGAACCAAACGGTGTTGGAACAGTCCAGGGTCCAAAGGAAAATGCAGATTCAATTCCACCAATTGCATTATTAATCATTCCAACTGCATTATTAACAATGCTGATTGCTTGATTGATCGGAGCTTTAATAAAATCCACAATGCCTTCAAACGCAGATCTGACTGCATCTCTGGCGGCATTAAACTTATTAGTGATAGCATTTTTTATCGCTTCTACTTTATTAGATACGAACGTAGCTACGTTTTCCCATGTTTTTGATGTCTTGTTCTTTACGCTGTCCCATACGCCTACAACTTTAGTTTTAATTGCATTAAATACTGTGCTGGCTGTGGATTTAAGAGAGTTCCAAAGACCAGAAAGGGTCTTTTTAATTGCGTTCCAGATTGTTGAAGTCAATGCTTTAATCGCATTCCAAGCAGTGCTGATGATGCTCTTTATTATACTCAACGCGCCTTTTGTTACGGTTTTAATTATCTCCCACGCACCTGACACAACATCTTTGATAAAACTCCATGCTCCATCCGCAATCTCTTTTATTCCCTGCCAAGCCAGTTCCCAGTCTCCCGTGAAAACGCCGACAAGAAAATCAATGATTCCACTCAGCGTGTCTGCTACATCACCAATTATTTTAATTAATGATTTTATGACTTTTATCGCTACGGTGCCTACAACATCAATTATCTTTGCAACAACCGGAAGCAAATTCGCGATTATCCAGTTAATTAAAGGAACTAACACCGACTCCCACAGAAGTTTCAGAGAATCAATGAGTTTTCCGAGAAATGTTTCTATCTTTAAAATTGCGTCCCCTAATGGTCCCTCTAATAGCCCTTTGATTTGTTCTGCCAGTCCTTGTAACACCGGAAGAATGTATGTGTTATATCCGGTTATCAGAGTTTCAAATATGCTTGATAATCCATCTGCTATAGAATCAAAGAACGGTTTTACATGTTCATCGTATAACCTCGATATTGCATCACTAAGGTTTTGAACAGCTGTTAAGACGCCGCTTGTTACGGTTTCTATTACTCCGAGACTACCCTCGATTGCTGACTTTAAAATGTCCTTGTTGTCGATAAAAGGCTGCGCAATCATGTTAAGGATATCTCTGCCAAGTTTTGCAGCCGTTTCTGTAAGAACCATTCCGATTTCAGCAAAGATTCCGATTAAATCCGCAGTAATCTGCTGTGCGGTTTCTCCACCAAAAACTGAGAAAACATCCGCAAAGGCGACTGCAAGATTCCCTGCGATTTGCGAAATTTCAGAGCCGATATTGAACATATCTATCAGATAGTTCTTTATTCTTTGCGTGTTTCGCTTTAAAAACTTTTCGATTCCGCCTATAATGTTTTGCGCAATTGTTAATCCGATTCTGGCAAATGAGCCAGCAACTTGTCCAATTGCATACGCGTATGAGTCCAAGAATTTATTTGCTGCTTTAGTGACTTCCGGGTCGGCGAAGATATCCTTTAAGGATTTCCATATAGAATCAAGGTCTTTCTTTATTCCGTCAAAAATCGGCTCGTAGTCTCCTAACCCATCCCAGAATCCTTTTGCGATTAACTTAGCCAACTGTTTAAATCTGTCGATTATCTTTTTTAGCGGTTTTGACATTTTATCAAGAACTGTCTCACCCTCTGCCAACTTTCCATAATCAACATTTTGTACAGCATCTTTCATCTGGTCTGCAAGTCCGCCGGTTGTACCCGGCACTTTTGACGATGAATCCGCACTTTTATCCGTTGAGTAATTATTTATTTCGTCGAGAGGACTAAGATATCCTTTTGCCGCCTTAGTAGCTTTCTTGGTTGCGTCCGCTGTATCATTTGTTGCATCTGCCAGCTTTTCGGCATTGTCGGCAGCATTTCCATATTGGTCTGCCGTATCAGCCATTGCATCTGTCCCGGCAAGACCTGCGCCACTCGCGCCTGTCTGGCCAGATGATTTCTTTCCGGTGATTAACTCCGTAAATGACTTGAAGGCATTTGCCAGAGTTGCTAACTTACCGAGCAAGATATTAATAACTTTCAGAACAGGAGTGAAGAGATTGATTAATCCCTGTCCAACTGTCGCCTTGAGAGATTGCAGCTGTAACTGCATTACTCTTACCTGGTTCGCCCAGCTGTCTGAAGTACGGATGAAGTCTCCAGATGCGGCAGACAACTGTTTCTGTACAAAAGCCAGACGAAGAGCCACTTTCTCCTGCTCGGTCATAGCAGATGTGGTTTTCCCGTATCCATTAGCCAATGCATATTCATCAAGTGCATTTTGAGTCATTACAACCCCAATATCTTTTAATGTTTCTGTTTCACCAGAAAATACAGACTTTAACTTGATATATGCTAAATCCTGACTAATATTGTAAAAAGAAGCTACATCTCCTGCTAACTGGGTAAGCTGTGTTGACATATCGTAGGCCTGTGATTCCGTAAAATTAAACTGTTTTGCCATTGATCCAAATAAGCCTACATATTTTTTTGCCATTGTTTCTGACAAGCCTGCTGTCTTTACTGCTTTTTTTGAAAACTCGTTAACTTTTTCAGTCATATTTGGAAAAACTACATTCACAACACTTTGAACTTCGTTTAAATCTGAACCAAGTTTTGTACACTCTTTTCCAAACTGCGCCAGTTTTCCAATTGCGAATACTCCGCCAATTAGTACGCCTAATTTCTTTACTACGCTACCAAGCCCATTGAATGATTGCCTAATTGCTGATACGCCGTTTTGCACGCCTGATGTGTCCATTCTGGTATCAATAATGACTGAGCCATCAGCAGCCATGTGTCCACCTCCTAACTATTTGAGGTTCAACATCTCATTCAGCTTATCTTTATAAGCTTGCTCCTCGTCGCTGAGACGTGTTTTTATGTCAATAATATTCTTATTTTCCTGATAGAATTTCTTTTCCCATTTATCGAGCTTTTCACCCTTCGCCTTTTTAGAGCGGATTCCAACAACTGTATTGAACAGGCACTCGCCGGATTCCATGAAGTACCCGAAGAACGTCCACCAGTGCATATACGGTACCGACCTGATTTCTTTACCGGCAACTTTGTTTACAGCCGGAACGATCATATCTCCATCCTGTTCCCAGTCCATCAAACGGGGTTTGGATTTGTTCGGGCTATCATCGAATTGACCACAATCAATAAACTCGCAAGCTTTCTGACAAGCTTCTGTAAGATGTTCCAGGGGTATGCTTTGCCAGTCCTCAAACAAAATCTGTAACATAACAACAGCTTTCGCCTGTTCGTCCAATTCTGGGTCATTCATGGCGACCAGAATATCAATAATTACTCGAAAATCCGTTCTGATAGAAAAATCCACCCCACTGATATTTAGTGAGGTGGGTAACTCATAGGCGGTCATTTTGTATACTTCTCCGTGTACTTATTGACTACTTCCTGCATTTTTTTCTTTCTCTTTTCAATTTCCGGAGTAAGCGCTTCATTAATTTTGTCCAGAACGATATAGGCAAAAACCTGACCATTTCCAAAGACAGTTGTTGCGGTAATTGGTTCTTTGAATAAATCCTTAGATGCTTCGTATCCGAGCATATAATTGATTTTGTCCTCAATCTGTTTATTAATCTCCGCCATCTCTTTGCTGGAAGAAACATTTTTAACAGATTCCTGAGCCTGTTCAAAGAAAGTTTCCAATTCTTCCGCTCTTGCTGCAACGTTAATGTCAGTAGGGTTCAGCTTGAACGAAGAGAACACTTCACCCTGTTTATTTGTGAATGTGAAAAGAAGAAATCCATCATCAATATTTGTGTTAATTGTCTTTGCCATTTCCTATACCCTCCTAAAAAATTATTCGCTGTCAGCTGTAAATGATCCGGAAGTAATGTCAAATTTACCTTTGACGCGCTCTCCAACGTAATTAACCGTGAACGGAATCTGATAGCCGGATGTATCACCGCCGTAGCTTGTTGGAACAACATAACAATCCTGCTGATATGCTTCATACTTGCCTGCTGTGGCTTCTGTCCAGAGATGAACTTCAACTGCTTTTGTTTTGAGGTTGTCGTCTTTGAGGCGCCCATCTACAATCTTCTGTAATGCTGTAAACAGATCAGAAGTAGTGTCTGCATAAAACGGATCAGCGTCAGAAGAAACTTCGTAGCCGTTATGCTTGAATGTGGATTCTCCGAGAATATTTTTAGAGGTTTCAGTATCTGGATTGAGTTCTACATTGTACTCTTCCAGATCCTTGCCAAGGCGCTCATATTTCGGCGTCAGCCCTCCACAGAGGGAACCTGCATCAATGTAATGAGCCATATATTTACGGTCAATCTTGCCTGTAACTGCCATAGAAATGTCCTTTCTGCCTATAACTTTTAAAAGGCTGTGTAGGTTAGCGACTATCTCCAA